CCGCCTGCGGGTGTCTCCGGCCGCTATCTGTGCGCGGTCTGGCAGATCCGGCCGGTCAGCGCGCGAATGGCCACCGTCACCGCCACATTCCTTGAGGATGGCTCTGCCCTTGAGAATGGCGCTGCCGGGCAGGCGCGGTCATGACGCGCCGGAATTCTGACCGGAATTCTGACCGGGATGCTGACCGGGATGCTGACCGGGGTGCTGACCGGGGTGCTGACAAGTCACAGCCGTTGCTGGGCAGGGACGCGGTGCGCGGCGCGCGGCTCAGCGGGTTGGTCACGCTGTTCACCATTGACATGGCAAGCGCCAGGTTGCGGCTGCTGGCGGGGCGCGCCGATGGCGGGGCGGTCGGTCTTGGCGGCGAGAAATACGTCGCGTCTCCGCTGGCGGCGAAGGGCTTTGCCTGGAGCGCCGAAGGTCCGCCGGCCCACCCGCAGATCGAGTTGTCGAACCTGTCGCGTCTGTTTGACGGGGCGGTGACGGATGATCGTCTTCGCGGACGCGCCGTGCGCCGGATCATCACCCTTGCCGACCAGCTCGACCCGCCGCATGGCGAGGGCGGCGGCGGGTGTTTTCCGCCGGAACGATGGGTGATTGAACAGGTCGCGCGACTCGACAGGCAGATGCTTCGCCTCGAGCTGTCGGCCGAAGCCAGCCTGCAGAACAGACGCTTTCCCGAACGCGTGATGTTACGTGATCTGTGCCAGCACCGCTATCGGCGCTGGGATGCGGCGCGCCAGCGTTTCGATTATGCGGGCGCGACATGCCCTTATGTCGGCGATCGCTATTTCACCGCTGACGGTACGCAGACCGCCGACCCGGCGATGGATGTGTGCGCGTTGTCGCTGCGGGCCGGATGCCGGAAACGCTTTGCCGGGGCGTTGCCCTTCATCGGGTTTCCGGGTCTTGCGAGGCTTTAGACGAAGAGGGTCCATGACCATGACACTTCCGCACATCCGCCCGTTCAGCGCGGCCATCGACGATGCTGTCATGGCGCATGCCAACGCCGGCAGACGGCGCGAGATCTGCGGCGTTGTCACGGCAGGACCAAAGGACGCGCCACCGGTCTATCACCGGCTGGTGAACCGGGCGGCGGCGCCCGCGCGCGGCTTTGTGATCGATCCAGAGGCCACCGCCGGGCTTGGGCCGGTGCTGGCGGTGGTGCATTCGCACCCTGAAGGTCCGCCCTGGCCATCACCCGAGGACCTGCGTCAGGCGCAGCTTGATGACATTGTGTGGGGGATCGCCCTTCCCGCCGGGCAGCCTCATGCCGGGCTGTTCTGGTTCGGCGGGGCTGTTGCCGCGCCGCTGATGACGCGCGGCTACCGGCACGGGGTGACGGACTGTTACGCGCTGGTGCGGGACTGGTTCGCCGAAACGCACGGGCTGGCCCTGATCGACCGGCCGCGCCGCTGGCAATGGTGGCAGGAGGGAGACGACATCTATGCCGCGCATTTCGCGCAGTCAGGCTTTGTGCGGCTTCCCGCTGATGCCGTCCCCGCCCTCGGTGACGTCGCGCTGGCGGCGGTGCTTGGTGATGTGGTCAATCACGCGCTGATCCATGTCGGTGACGGGCTGGTTCTGCATCATCCGGCGGGCCGCGACGGCTATGAACCGGGGCGTCTTCCCCGCCGTGAACCGGTGGAGCGCTGGCGCCGCTATATCCGCTTCTGGGCGCGCCATCCTGATGTCACGCCACTGCCCGGCGGCGTGTCTGCATGACCAAAAAGACTCTTCACCTTCATGGCGGGCTGCGCCGCCATGGGCCAGCCTTCGCTTTTCGTCTGGACACCCCGCTGGAGATGGTCGGCGCGGCCGCGGCACAGCGTCCCGGGCTGGCCGCGATGCTGCGGTGCGGGCGCTTTACGCTTGGCGCCGGGGCCGCACGCCGCCCGATCACCGGCGCCATGATCGACCAGCCCTTTGCCGAGCCTGACCTGCATCTGGCGCCTGCATGGCGCGGCGCGGCGCGCGGCGAGGGCAAGATGCTGCTGGGGCTGACGCTGCTTGGCCTGTCCTTTGTTCCCGGGGTACAGGCAGGCATCACCGGCGGGCTGGCCGGAATTGGCGAGACCATCGGCGGCACCGCCGGCGCCGAGCTTGGCGGTGTGCTGGGAAGCCGGCTTCTGGGCGGTGCCGGAGCGTGGCTGCTGCTGTCCGGGGCCAGCCAGGCATTGTCGCCGCAGGCGCGCCGCCCGGCCGGCGCGGTCAGCACGGGCATCGCCCCGGACGCGCCCACGGGCGAGGGGACAGCGATACCGCTGGTCTATGGAACTGTCAGGGTGACTGCGCCGCCAGTGGTGTCGGCCGGACTGTCGGTCGAGGTGATCCGCCCATGAAGCACCGTCCACAATCAACCAGTCACTCCCCCGTGCAGTCCTCCGTGCAGTCCGGTCGCGGCTGGCGTGGCAAGGGCGGCAAGGGCGGCGGGTTCGTCAGTCCGCCCCGCCTGACCGAGGCGCCGAACAGCATCCGGTCGCGCGGCACGGCGCGGTTGCTGTGCCTGTTGTCGGCGGGACCGGTCAGCGGGCTGGTGGACGGCGCGAAATCGGTGTTTCTGGATGATGTGCCGCTTGAGAACGCCGATGGCAGCCGGAATTTCGACGGGGTCGCGCTGGCGCTGACACAAGGTGGTCCCGACCAGGAACCGCCGCCCCTTGACGGGTTCAACGCTGTCGAGAGCTTTGTCGCGGATGGCCGTGAACTGCGCCGTGGCACGCCGCGCCAGTCATCGCGCCGCGATGCCGACGCGGTGCGGATCATCATCGGCTTTCCGCGCGGCCTGGTGCGCCGGACAGCGCGCGAGATCACCGCGGCGACAGTCAGGCTGCGCTTTGATGTCTGGGTGGCGGGGCGCTGGAAGCAGGTGCATCTGGCCACCATCGCCCACAAGCAGACCGGGCCGTTCGAGGTGCCCTTCGAGCTGCATTTCGATACCGGCGAGGCGGCTCGCCGGTTCCGCATCACCCGCCAGACGCCGCATCCGCCCGACAGCCTGACGGTGGATGATGCGCGCATCGCCTCGCTCACCTGGCTTCGCTTTGACAGGCTGCGCTATGACCGGATGGCGACGGCGGCGCTGAGCTTTGATTCGCAGGCCTTTGGCGGGCGCATTCCGCGGCTGGGGTTCGAATTGCGCGGGCGCGAGGTCCGCCTGCCGTCAAATTATGATGCCGCGACACGGCGCTATGCCGGCATCTGGGACGGCAGTTTCAGGACGGGCTGGACCGACAACCCGGCCTGGATCATCCTTGATATCCTGACCGACCGCGACTGGGGGCTGGGGCTGGCCGCATCCAGCATCGACGCCTTCGACCTCTATCAGGTGGCGCGTTACTGCGACGCGATGGTTGGCGGCGAGCCACGTTTCACCTTCAGTCTGGCGCTGCGAAGGCGCGGGCGGGCGGCGGTGCTGCTGGCCGAACTGTGCGCCGCCATCCATGTGATGTTCTTCTGGTCGGGGGGACGGCTGCGCTTTGCCTGCGACGCGCCGTCCGACCCGGTGGCGCTGGTCACGCCGCGCACCGTGATCGACGGACAGTTCGTGCATCATGGCGTGCCGCGCGCCGCCACCTTCAGCCACGCCGTCGTCAGCTTTCATGACCAGCAGGAAGGCGGCCGTATCGCCGTTGAAACGGTGGTGGATCACGCCGCGCTGCAGCAGCATGGCTATCGCGGCAACGAGGTGTATCTGGCGGGATGCGGACGGCGCTCCGAGGCGCGCCGCCATGCGCGCTGGCTGGTTGAAACGGCGCGCGCGCAGCAACGCGCCATCAGCTACCGCGCCAGCCTGGACCATTTCGCCGGCAACCCGGTCCGCCCGGGCGACATCATCCTTGTGGCCGACAGCGGCCGCGCGCCGCAGGACCTGCTGGTGCTGATGGCGACGGATCAGGCGAGTCCAGATCATGGGCAAGGGTCCATGACCCTTTCCGGCGACCCAGGACCCGCCTGGGCCGGGCGGCTGGCCCGCCCGCAGCAGGTTGTGGCCCGTTATGAGGATGAGACCGGCCGCGTGGCCGCGCTCGCGGCGACGGCGCAGCTTCGCGGCGGCCGGGTCGAGGTCCGCGTCGAAGATGACGGCCAGACCGGCCGACAAGGCGAGGCGCCGCCACCCGGAACGCCGGTCGCGCTCTGCCGACCGGCCGCCGCGGACGAGGTGGCCGCCTGGCGGGTGATCTCGGTGCGTGAGGTCGCCGACGCCGTTGTCGAGGTCACCGCCCTTTATCACGACCCGGGCAAATATGACCGGATCGATTCCGGTGCCCCGCTGCCGCCGCCGGCGCGCCCGCCGATCGACCGTGATCTGGCGGCGCCATTGCCGGCCGCGCGGACCATCTCGCTTCACAGCGCGGAAAACGAACGTTTTGGACGGCTCTACCGCGAAAGCCATCTGGCCTGGCAGGCCGACACCGACCCCAGGATCAGCGGCTGGACGGTCAGCGCCAGCGGCCCTGATGGCGAGCGCGCCCTGCGTGTGCCGGCATCCGGAGGGGCGGTGCTGACCGATCTGTCGCCGGGGTCGTGGAGTTTCGAGATCCGCGCCGAGGACTGGACCGGGCGGCGCGGCCCGGCGGCGCGGCACAGCGCCGTGATCGGTGCGGTCGACGGGGTGCTGGAGGCCCCGGAAGGCCTCGTCGCGACAGCGCAGCCGCGCGCCATCCATCTGGCCTGGCAGCCGCCGCGGCGCGGCGGTGTGCGCCATTATGAGCTGTGGCG